TCGGGGTCTTCCGGGTCGAGGTCGTCGATCCGTCCGGTCTCGGCCATCGCAACGATGGTGTCGGGATCGGCGAACTTGAGATCAGTAGCCACCTTCGTGATTACGTTCTCGCGTTCGATACGGATCAGCTTCTGCTCTGCACGTTCTGCACGCTGGCGAGCTTCCGCCATCGCCTGTTCGGCCTGCTCCTTCTCCGAGTCCGAGGCACCACTACCACCCTTGAGCTTGGCCAACTCTGCGTTGGCCTCCTTCAACTGTAGTCGGAGCTTCTTTGCCTGCTTGTTCGCTTTGCGAACGCGGGCATCGCGCTCCGCTTCCTCGTCGTCGTCGTCGGAGCCGTCGTCGCCGTCGCCACCGGCACTACCGGTGTCGCCGTCGTCGCCGTCTTCGTCGTCCTCGTCGGACGAACCGCCGCCTCCGCCGCCGGAGCCACCAGCTCCGTCGCCGTCGCCACCGTCACCGCTTCGGAAAAACAGGACGTCGCCCTCGAGGAGAGCGTCGAGACCTGAAAGACCGGAGCGAGAACGAATACGATGCAGCATCTTGTGCCTCCTAGGATAGCAGACGCACCGGACGCCCGCCATGAGTTGTCCCGTTTAACCCACCCGGTGTCATGGGCTACTTCTTCTTGCTTACAGGCTTTAGGTCGTTGGTGCCTGTGGTAAACCTGGGAGATGCCTTGACCGGCGGCCGAGGCAAAGGCTTAGACGATTTCCGCTTCAATGGTCACCTCCTCGTATCGGAGCGCGCCAGAGAATGAAGCTTTCCTCCGCCTGATACCGATGATGCGCAGCTCTGTGTTCCTCGGCAGCAGGAACTCCGCTTGCACGAACGTGTCGGCGGCATCTTCGACAGACGGCATGAACAGCCCCCGCGTGTCGGCTCGCCCCTTAATCTCTAGCACGTGCTTAGTGTAATGGCCAGCCCCCGAAGCGTCGAACACCGTAACTGTGTCGGCGAAAGTAGAAGAGATGGCAGGGTCGAGGCTGGTGCTCTGGAAAGCAGAGTCCTTGAAGGTCTTGCCTACGAGCTTGTCCACCTCGCCCGCCTTGGTTATCTTTGTGTTGCCGAAGGCTCCGTGTCCCACACCGCGGTACAGCGGACGCTCCTGCCCCAGCACGTTCTTCTTGAGAGCCGAGTCGATGGCCGACGCCAGGTTCTCCACCACAGCAGGGGTTGGATCCTTCGCGCGCAGCCAACCCTGGATCGCCTGGTAGTCCTTGCCCATGTAACGCAGCAGAGCTTCCTCCTCGTCCTTGGTGAGGTCGCTGCGTTTGTAGTTATCCGCGAACCGGCGGATCTCTGCGAGGTCTCTGCTCTCTTCCACCGGCCAGATCTTTTCGGCCGCCGGTGAGCTACTGCCCGCTGCTTTTGCCTTCTCCAAGCTGGCCACCTGCACTGAATTACCCCAATCTGCAGACCGGCGCTCCACGACGAGGTCCTCCAGCTTGATCTGCCCAGACTTGAACGCGTCATGCTTGGACGGGCCGAGGATAGTTCTCTGCTCCGCCTCGCTCAACTTGCCGAACAGCGCCGGTCCGTTCCCGAAGTCAGGCTGGCTACCCGTGTCAGGGAGCATAGCACACCGGCAGTTGGGGTGAGCGGCCATAGACTCGCTATTCGGGTGCTTCGTCCCGTCCATCGCCCAACAGGCAGCACACGTCGAAGTCTGCCTAGCCGACAGCCAGACCCAGCCGGTGACGGCCTCGCTGGCGTCGTAGCTCCTCCGGGTGGTCTCCCGGTACGCCCGCAAGCTCTCCGTCCGGCTGATCGTCAAAGCTCGAGCGAGGCCCATCCCTGACTTGGCAGCGACAGCCCGAGCGACAACCACCGGGTTCCGGCCCAACGCCAGCCCTGTGGCAAGCTCAGACTGGATAGCCTGAGAGACTTGAGGCCCTAGCGCATCGAACAGCGCCTTGAGCGGCGACCCGTCTTGGGCAAACCCCACCAGATCGACCACCGCAGAGTCCGGCAACGCGTTCCAGGTCGTATCAACCCGCGGGCCTCTGCGCCCCTCCATCTGCCTGGTCAGTTCGCGGCTGTCAGCCCGTCCCCGAGCAACCCTGTCTCTCTGGTTGCGCTCCACAATGTCAGCTGCCTGAGGGGCGAACTTCGCCATCTCCTGCTCGATCTGCCGCCTGAGCACCTGTGCTCGCTTCTCTTGACCGAGCCACGACCGGCCCAGCGGCTCGCCAGCGTTGACCGCATCCTCGATACGCGCCTGGATCGACTCCAGCTGCTTCTGGATCGCAGCGTGTGTCGGCCGGTACGCGTCAATCAGCTCAGCCGCCGCCTGCTGGTCCGCGCGCAGCAGATCTCGCCTGAACCGGCGCGCAGTAGCCAGGACCGCAGGGGCTTTAGATCGCGCCAACGTACACCCCGACCCGCTCTACCCCACGGATACGGCACCGCTCGAGATACGGCAACCGCGGGTCGTAATACTGGATGCCAAGCTCCCGGTCGACAAGCCTGGTGTGCACCGTGCCGACGCTCGACTTGACGAGACCGCCCACCAGGCGAGGGGTTACAGTCGGTTTTCTTTGATCGCCCACCGGGCGGCCTCCACGAGTCCAAGCTGATGCACCCACATCGGGGTAGAGGCTCGGAAATGGACGTGGCTGTAGGTGCCACCTTCGTCTTCGACCGCCTCACCCTCCTCGATCTCGTCCCATTCTGGCGAGGTCGGCCGAAGGTCGGTGCTAACCATCACGATGGTGATCACCTCTGTGACGACCGCGGTGTCGTCGTCCGCGTAGGTCTCTCCGAGATGTTCCATGATCTCAGCGGTGTTAACCCCGATCTGCGTGGTGTCGACCCCCATTTAGCGATCCTCGAGCGGGCGCAGGTCGCCGAGAATGTCCTGCATCTCGACTACGGTGTCCTTGATCCGCTCGTTGTTCGGGTCTGCAGCGAGCTGCCCCTCGAGGATAGAAATACTGTCCCCGAGCCACGCCCGTAGCCGCTCCGCCTGGGCGGGGAGAATCACCGCGGTGCCGCCGGTCTTCTCCCCCTCTTCGACTACGTACACGTCACCGGAGCTGCTGCGGGCTACAGCGAGCAGCGCCACCGGCGGCACCGCATGGGTGCGCATCAACAGCTGAATCCTGCCCCCGCACGCGAGCGCTTCTCGCTCCGGCGGGGTAAGCTCCCACTCGCTGATCGTATATGGCCCACCATCCGGCCCGTAACCACGCTCGATCGGCAGGTCGTTCTCAGCGGTGCCACCCGCCAAGTGATAAAGCGCGTTACAATCCGGCGTCTGTACTGGTTTCATCTTTAGCCACCTCTCCCGTGGTTGACCTTAAGCGCCTGTGCCACCGTTGAACGCGGGCGAGCCGAGGATCCCGCCGAGGCCCGCACCGAGCGAAACCGAATCACGGTTACGGCGCTCCTCTTCCACCCCAGGATCCTCACCCAGCCGCTCGAGCGCGGTCTCCTGAGACAGCCCCAGCTCCCGCTGAGCCACCAACGCATCAGTGGTCTCCTTGATATCCATCGGCAGCGGGTCGGGCCAGGCGATGCTGACCGGCGACGGCTGGATACCACCCAGCACCAGAAGCCGCCGGTTAAGCTCCAGCAAGAAATCGCCGTAGGTTCCGCGCTTGGTGCCGGTCTGCTCGAGCAGCGGCTGGTACAGGATCTTGAGCGCCAACCCCGACAAACTCCCTGCTGAGCCGAGCTTCTCCGGCTCGACCTGCGGGTTGTGCGCCTGCTCATGGAACGCCGACTTAAGCTGGCGGTAGAACTCGACCATCGGGGAGAGGTCGCCGCTCATCTCCAGCTGCTTCAACTCTGCGTCGACGGGAAGCGTGATGATCCGGTCGACACCCTGGATCAGAAGCTGAATCTGATCCGGCGTGACACCGGCGACCCATGGCTTCGGATGACCATGGAGCCGCAAGATCCTCTGCATCGAGGAGAGCGCACGGTTGATCGACAGGTTCATCTCGATCAGCCCACCCTCGAGGTCACCGTAGCCCCAGTACATGTTCGGGCTGGGCAGGTTCTTGCCGTCGATGACCGGAGAGAACGGGTGATCCCAGATCTCCTCGCTTTGGGTAGACCAGGCGTTCGCGGTGAGCGCCGTCCCGTCAGCAACCTGGTCGGTGATCATCCAGCGCTCCACCTGCCGAGGGTCGAAGTTCTCGATATCCTGGACGTCCGGCTCGATCAGAGTCCGGCGCACCCGCTTGCCACGGGTCGGGAACTGAATCTTGTAGCCGAGAACGATCTGGTAGTCGTCTTCCTTCCAGATCGGGGTGACATACGCAGGGTCGAGGTTGACCATCCGCGGCAGTTCGGGGTTCATCACAGCGCCGTCTTCATAGAGCCTGACGAAGTAATGCCCACAGACACCGCCGTTGGTGGCAATATCTGACAGGACCGTCTTCTTCTGGTTGGCCCCCCAGGTCGATTCGAGCCATTCCTCGTCTGGGCTTGCGGTGTTCGGCTGGCGCGACGGGATCTGGTCCGCTGACCCGGGATCCTGAGTACCAGGGTCTCCGTCGCCCGGCTGCTCTTCCAGTTGAAACTTGATCTCCTGGTCGAGGCCACCCATCAGGAACGACACGCCCTTGTCGACCGTCAGCCGCGACAGGTTGTACTTCACGTTGTCGTTGACGTCGGGCTTACCGCTTACCCCCCTGGTGGTCGGCAGCGAATCAGGGTGCTTCCCGTCGTAGATCTCCCAGGCCGCCTTGAACATCTTCGCCCGCTCGATATCGGCGGTCTCCATCTCATCATCGATGAGGTCTACCAACGGCATAACGCCCTCCTATTCCCAGACCTTGAGTTCACTGAGGCCGACCCCGGTAGCCTTGGTGCCCCAGCGCAGCAAGATCTGAGAGGTCGTGTCCACTTGATCGTCGTGTGTACCATTCGGAAACTTGAGATGCTCGTCGATCCAGGTGCCGATCCACGGCGCGATAGACGGATGCGGAATGTAGATATCGTGAGCTTCGAATTGCGGGCTGACCGCCCGAGCGCGAGCTACCTTGCTCCCCTCCACACCCTGTGGGATGATCCCGCCGATCTCGGCTTTGAGCGTGGCAATCACCGCCGGGCCGTTCGCCTTGTCCTCTACCAGCTTGGTCGTTGCTTCCGGCCAGCGGGCCACCTGCGCCTTGAACGCCCGGACAGTGGTCGGGAAATCCATCTTGTCGCGCACCAGGTCGAGCAGGTATTTCTTCGCGCCCTGCCTCCCCCACACCGCCCCGACCACGAAGCTCGACGTCTTAGTGTCCTTGAACGCCATGTCCCAAGACAGCGCAGTCTCGGACACCTTCGGATAGTAATTCACGTCGCCAGCACCGCGGCACCGGGGACATACCCGCTTCCCCTCGAGGCAGGAGCATGCGCGGCTCTCGTCACCATGTTTGACCCGGCCGTCGCCCTTGCAGGTCGGGCAGATGAACCAGCCCAGCGTCTCGCAGCTTGTGCAAGCCTCCGGTTTGCCCGGAACCCAGAACTGTTCGAGGTGCTCCCGCTGGAAGATATCGCCCTTCTCCGGCGCGGGCAGCTGGTCGAGCTGTCCGGCGGCCACAAGCGGCGTCATATCCTTAGTCAGTGCGGCCACAGCTCGAGCGCTGAACCGGTCAGGCTGGAGCAGCTCCCCCTCTTCGGTTCTCGGATCACCGGTCAGCACCCGTACGCCGGTCAGCTCCTCGCCGCTCTCGTCGTCGGTGATCGCCCAGGGGATCTCCACATGTTCCGGGCAGATGAACGGGTGCCGCGGTGAGTAGGTCATCGGCAGGCAAAGGTGGACATATCCGCTTTCGGCGACCAGATGCCCGGACAGGTCGGCCTCGTGGAGCCGCTGCATGATCACCACGAACGCGCCGCGGTCAGGGTCGTTAAGCCTCGAGGAGTAGGTCTGCTGCCACTCTTCGACCACATCCTCACGGAGCTGGTCGCTGTTGATCGCGTCGTCGGCTTTGTGTGGGTCGTCAGCCACCACGATATCTCCGCCCTCGCCGGTGCTCGAGCCGCCGAACGAGGTGGACAGCCGGTAGCCACCCTTGTCGTTCTCATAACGGCTCTTCTCGTTCTGGTCTCCCAGCAGTGTGAAGCTATCCCCGAACCTGGCTTGGTACCACATGGTGTTCAGCAGCTGGCGCGACTTGCGGGCGTCACGCACCGCCAGCCTCTCAGCGTAACTGGTGAACAGGAACCTGATCTCCGGGTGGTTGATCCAGGTGTGGGTGGGCCAGGCGACCGAGGTAGTGGTGCTCTTCCCTGTCCGCGGGGGGACGTTAATCAGCAGCCTGGGGATGCCGCCGGGCTTGCCGGTCACGTGGTCGATCACAGCCTCGAGGTGCTCGCTGATCGCTTGAAGGTGCCACCCTCCGACGAACGGCGACGGGTCTACCCATTTCCAGCAGCCTTCGACGTGCCTCCCGTCTGGACGGTCGTATCCGGCCAGGTAGGTGTACATCGAGCGGCGGAATCTCTCAGCTTGGATCGATTCGGTGGTGGTGGTGACGCGGCGGCTAGTGGCTAGTGTCAAGACTAGCTAACCTTCTGCCGGACTACACGGGGAATGCCCCATGTGCTTTCATTCCTGTTAGGAACCAGGATGGCAAAGGAGGTGACAAACATGGCAAGACGCATCCCGATAGACGAGATCCCGCCCGAGTACACCAACGACGACGGTGGATTCAAGCAAGGGTTCGACGCCCGGTACATGACAGACCTGATCTGCGCGCACCTCGGCCTCGACAACCCGGGCAGGCTCCGCCAGTACACGGCTGACGAAGCTCTGGCCCGGATTGAAGCCCAAGGATGGGAGCACCACCTAGCGTTGCGCAAGGCCAGCATCGAGCGCCGGGAAGAGAAGACCCGGCCTCGGCCACGAGCGGGCAGGCAAAGCTCCCGCGCTCGACTGACCCACGCGTAACACCGCAGGGGAGGGTTAGAACAGGCTGGCTGTCCGCTCGACAAGCTCGACCCTCCCGCCGGTTCTCGAACTGCGCAGCCCCGCAGCCACGATGGTGGTACCCGGTGTGAACACGAACACCGGCACCAGCCTCGACCGCTGCCAGTTCCGCCACCTACGCCAGCGCCGCCTCACAGCTTAGCGGTCTCCTCTTTGACCTGGGCCGCAGCGTCGAGGATATGGCTCCGGAGCCGCCGGTGGGCTTTCCTCGCCAGCGGACGCATCGGCCCGGGTTCTGGCCCCAGCAGCTCCACCAGATCGACCGAAAGGCTCTCGTTGTTCCGCGGCAGGAGCATCAGCTTGCCTGCCCCGCACTCCGGGCAACAGGTCGCGGTCGACCTGATCTCCACCTGGAGCATTACCGCTTACCGCCGACCAGCTCGGCGTGCTGCTTCTCGAGATCCGCCAGCCGCGCCGTCCACGCATCGATCTCGACAACGTTGCCAGTCGCTTCCGCGCGGCGGAGCGCCAGCCCAGCCGAGAAGTGCTCCGCCTCGAGGTTGTGCACCGTCTGCTGGTAGATCTTGTCCTTCTCGTCGTCGCTCAACAGCTGGTAATCCATGACCTACTCCCCGTCCGCATAATGAGCGTTATGCTCCTCGCACACCCGATCAGCTTCGTCCTTGTCCCGCGTGTTCAGAACGATCTGATCCCCCTCTTGCCTTGACGTGTCCACCACGTCGAACATCTGCACCGGCCGCACCTCGAACCTCTCCATGGTTCCGTCTCCCTAGTCCTCGGTGACCGTGACTTCGATCGTGTGGATGATCGTGTTCGCTGCGTTACTGATCAAGCTGATAACCAGCGACTCGAGCACCCCCGGTCGAAGCTGCAACGCCTTGGTCTCCCCCGACTCCTGCCAGTCGTACACCACCGACGTCGGAAGAGCCGCGTTCGCAACCGCCGCCTTAACTCCCCACGGCAGGTTGCCGACCACGGTCGCTGCTACGATCGTCGGTAGCGCCTTGGCGACCACCTCTGCCGCCGGGTCACTGGCCACCGCTGGCCCCGGGACGATAGCTGTCCCCGCGGTGCTGGCCGCCACCCCTCGCGTCAGCTGAACATCGACCATGCCGAGCACGGCGTCTGTCCCATACCCAGCCAGCATGATCCTTCGAACTCTAACCCGCTTAGTGGCGGTGGCCGCATGCTCGAGGCTCAAGATCTGCTTCGCGGTGTTGGCTACCAGCGCGCCGGTGGTCTGTGCCCTAGCCGAGATCTTATAGGTCGCATACTGGATCGCGTTAGAGGTGACCGGTACCGCGGTCTGACCGGCTGCGTTGGCCGGGAGAGCCACCGCTGCGAGCGGCACCCCAGCGATACTGTCCAGGTCGATCGGCAAACTACCTGCGACAAGAGCAGTGGGGAGCTTCGCGGACAGCCCGGCCAGCGTAGCCTCGGTCGCAGCACCAGCCGGGAGCGGCAAGGTCGCCACTGAGACCGGCTGGGTTAGCTGCCAGAACGTCCCGGACACGGGCACTGTCACCGATGCGCCGACGTCTACGCTCAACCGGCCACCGACCAGAGCAGCGGGGAGCTTCGCCGATAAACCTGAGAGAGTGGCCTCGGTGGTTGCCCCGGCGGGAAGCGGCAAGCTCACCGCCGAGATCGCCTGGGTGGCAGCCAGGTTGCCAACGTGGACTTTAACCCCGCCGTCTACGTCGAGCGCCGCCGGTAGCCGGTCGCGTACCGCGGCCAGCGTGGCCTCCGTGGCCGCCCCCGCGGGGAGAGGAACCGCTGCGATACTGACCGGCACCGCGGCTGCTCTCAGCTGGGCATCGGTCAACGGGCCGCTCACCGGAAGAGCTACCGCCCTGATCTGCGCGTCAGTCAGCGGACCACTGACCGGAACAGGCACCGCACGAAGCTCGGTGTTGGTCAGCCCGCCGACAACCCCGCCTCCCCCTGTGAGACCGGCGACCACTAGGCCGCCGGTGACCGGGTCAACCTTGAGCATCTGCGAGTCGAGCGTATCGGTGTTCCAGCCGCGCATCACCACGTGGCTGATCTCGGTGTACACCCCGCCGCCGACGTCACGGAACAGGGTGGGCAGATCGTTCCGCCGGTTGATTACCTGGTCGGGCATTCGCCACTCAAGATTTCGCCTTGTCGAGCAGCTGTTCCAAGGTTTCCAGCTCTTCCTCGCTCAGGTTAGAGACGTCGGTGGTGCCATGCGCCTGGGGGACGTACTTGCCGTCCAGACCGGTAGCCAGCCGCCCAACCTTCACCGCGAGATCGCCAGCACGGAGAGCCTGATCGACAGTCGGGTAGGCACCAGTCTTCTCACCGACCACCTGCTCCACCGGGTTTGTACTCACCTCGTCAGCCAGAGCCTCGAGCCGAGCACGCGACTTCTTGAGCAGCATACTGGCGAACTGCATATGTTCGCGCATCAACTCGATCCGCTCGTCCTCGGTCGCGTCCAGCACCTTGAGCGCGAACTGCTCCTCGTAGGCGGACACCCGGACAACCCAGTCATGTCGGGCACTCCACCGGCTGATCAGCTGCCTACTTTTACCTAGCTGCTGGCTAACCCGTTCCTGGCTGCGGTCCGGCCCCTGTGTCAGGTACGCACTGAACGCCTCATATGCTTGGAGGGTCTCATTCTTGCGGCGGTACCAGGCGCGGGCCTCAGCCATCGTCAGTCTCCTTGTCCTGTCTGGCCTCGACACAGAGGGTACAGATCAGACCGTCGTAGAAATCGTGCGGGTCGGCTTTGATCTCGCCGCACTCGTGGCACCGGGCGTAGCCCTCGTTCTCCGTGACAGTCTCCTTGCCGATGCCGATATAGTCAGCCATGGCGGAGCACCACCCATGCGAGCCGGACACGGCCGCAGCGTAGGTGCCACCAAGCTCGTTCCCAACGGTTAAGGTCCCACGACATTCTTATGGGGCGTACCTCAGCCTGTACCACCGCGCTTGAAGCTTGATCCACCATGCCCACTCGCTCATTCGACACCCTCGATGCATCGGGATTGTAGGACGGCCAGAAGCAGCGCACGATCTTGGTGTTCAGCTCGCGGAGATCAGCCTGCAGCTGGGCCATCTGTTCAGTCATGGGCCACCGGCTGATGGCGTTTGGTCTGCGCTCGCTGCATCAGATGGGTACCACAGAGGCCAGAGGCTCCCTTGGTGGTGGCCCCACACGGCTGTCCGCACCGCGGGGAGAACACACCCAGGATCTCTCGGCATCCGGCGTCGGTACGGGGCGGCGGAGCTTCGGGAAGACCCTGCTTGGCACGGCGACGGCGGTCGATCTCCATCCTCAGCTGATGCCTAGTCTCTGCGTCCACCCGGGGAGTGTACCTGACGGAGCGGATAGACCGCTATGAACTGTCCCGCCTGCCGCACCTCTAACAGTAGTTGGGGGTGGGACGTCGGCAAGCCAGACGACACCCCACCCCCTACCGGCGCGCAGCCTACCGTCAGAGGCGCTGCACCGGATCCTCAGAGTCTATCACAGGTCGCGATTCGCCCATTCGCCCAAGGACAGCACGGGCACGGTTAAACACCTCAGCGCTGACGCGGACCTCGGCCGTGTTGTTGTGGGAACCGATGGAAAGCCAACGAGGCCCAGCGATGAACGGGAGCAGCGCCTCTCGTTGCTGGACAAGCTCCGAAGCGCGCCGCTCCATCTCGTCACGCGATCGGCTGTGCACATCGCCGAACAGGATCGCCTCGAGCGAGTCCAGCGTGGCGTCTAGCTGTTGGACGCGCTCCTCGTTACCCATCAGGATCCTCCCTTATCCTGGTCTACCGAGCCCGGCAACACGCGCCGGGTCTGGCGGCGCTTGATCGCCTCCGCCCACTGAGTGGCGACGGCGGCAACCTGGACCAGCTCCTCATAGAGACGATCCTGGCTCGTCTCCGCCAGCGCCTCGGCGGCCTCCTCGGCGAAGATGTGCGCCCACGTTCCGCGTCCTAGGGTGAATGCTTCCTCGCACTCCTCGCGTAGGTGGTACGCGCGTTGCTCGTTCCACGCTCCGCCGGTGCCGTCCGGGTGGTCCTGCTCGCCCCACTTCGCGTCCTGGCGGTTGCACTCCGAGATAACCTCGGACAGCACCTCAAGCCGGTGCACGCTCATCGCTGGCTCACCCCCCGGGGCGGGCACGGACGGCGAGGCCCCACCGCGGTCAGCATACACCCGGTGCACCACACCCCGGCCCAATTCACCGGACGCTTGTCTCTCTTCATTTCTTCCGCGTGCACCCCGCAAAGAGTGTAACCGGGACGGCCTGGCATGTGGAGCAGCTTCCCATCGTCGAGCACCTCAATGGTATCCGGGTTCTCCTCGGATTCGAGCACCGTCGCGTACGCCCCACAGGTGGGACAGTACCCGCTAGCGACAACGAACGGGCCGGAGACCTCATGGCCACATGACAGCCGCAGCATCAGGGACCCACCTTCGGCGCGTGCACCGAGATATGGGTGGCCAGGTTCTTGATATCCTGCTCGAGCACCGCGTCATCGGACAGCATCCTCGCGACGATCAGCAAGATCTGGACGACGACCTTCTCGCGCCAGGTCACGACGGCACCGGCAGCTTCTCCACGAGCGCCAAAGCCATCTGGCACTCTAGGTACCGGTCAAGCTCCCCCCTGTGGCTGAAATCGACCATGCCCTGATTGAGCGCAGCCGTGACACCCTCGGCACCGAAAACCCGGCGCAGATCGATCAGGGTCTCCCTAACCTCGTTCTCATCCATCGGTCTGTATCCTCTCGTTGCGAGCTTCGAGGAGCCGCTGACGGGCGGCCTCCCTCACGTCCTTACGCAAGCTGCCGGTCTTCGCCAGACGAGCGAACGCCTCGAGCGCCTGATCGATAGCCTTATCCTGCCGATCGACGATCTCTGCGAGCCGGTCACGCTCCGCGCTCCTATCCACGGCGCGCCCCGTGGTCGGCCGCCCTCGCGTTGCGTCCCGCCTCTTCCCACTGGTACGCAGCCTGCGAGATCGCAGCCACGGCATCATCAAGAGCCGCCTGAAAGGCTGAACCCAGGTCTTCCGCCGGGCTGTGCCCACGGTGATAGGTGCACGTCGCCTCGACGTACCTGTAACGACCGGGGCCGGATGCGCAGATGCGGACACCATACTCGACCCTAGCAAGCTCCCACCCGTCACCGTCCGCGCGGGTGGACTCGGCGAACCTCTTCTCAGCATCCTTGAGAGCTTCCGCTGTCGTTGTGGTCCCTCTACCGGAGGAAGCAAGGTAGAACCCGCCGATGACAGTCAGCGTCTCCTCAATCACTGGATCCTCGCCTCCCCTGACGTCAGAACCTTGCACCCGTACTCCATCAGACAATGCGCGTCGTACAGGTCAGGCTCGTCCTCATAGAGCTTGTACAGATCGGAGTTGGAGAGAGCGTCGAACGATGGGTAGGCCCAGCCGCTATGAACGTGGTAAGCTGCCATCGCTTTCCACCCTTCCTTGTTGCGCGGGGACTGTCCCTTCGGCGGAGCCAGCACCACGCGCCGCCACGTCGACACGTTCACCCAGAACCAGGTGGCGTCCGGCCGGGCCTCGAGGAACGCAGCGTAGAGTACCCCGGTCATGAGCACCAGCTTGCGGGTCGTCTCGATGTTCTTGGGCAGGATCAGCGCCTCCTCAACGAAGACGCAGCTTGCTCTGGGCAGCGTAGCGAAGAAACGGAGCGCAGCGTCGTGAGCGACCCTCAACCGCTCATAACTGTCCTTCGACTTTGCCTGTGTCCAGCCCTGACAGCTTGGCTCAGGCAGGTACGACAACCCGGTCATCGGGATCGGCCTGGATGAGACCACATGAAAGCCGAACGAGTTAGTGTCGATCCCGATCACCGGCGGGTGCTCAGTCACCGTCGTGGGCATCCTGCCCTCCCTGATCGAACGGAGGCCCGCCCGGCTCGCCCATCTGGATCAGGATCCCAGCGAACGGTGGGGTGTCCTGCTTCTCGCGGATCGCCTGGATGAGCGCCATCAGCGCTTCTTCCAGGGTCTCCTCCTGGTAGACGTCGTGGGCGAAACAGGACGTCAGAGCCTTCTCACCGGCGGCTACCGCCACCGGCTTCCCATGGTTCCGGGCGAACTCGATCTCCCGGATGGTGCCGAACGCACGCCCAGGCCCGGCCAGGTTCGCGAGCACCCCGTCGCAGTTGACGATGGCGCAACGGTCCCCGAAGGCGACAGCCGCGGCAGTCAACGGGCTAACACCCTGCCACGCAGCTACGGGATTGAACAAGAGACACCCGGCCGGGGCCAAGCTCGCCACCTGGTCGCGCCAGGCACAAGCCTCCTCGATGCTGACGTCGTCGATCGGTCCTGCCAGGTAGATGGTCATGGTGCGCTGCTGGTTGTTCATGGCTTCTCCTGTGACGGTATGCCCTCGCGCATCGCGAGAGCTAGACGGTCGGCAAGCTCATTGAAGGTGTCGCCGTTGTGGCCCTTAACCCAGGTGAACTCGATCTCGGCACCGTGCCGGTCAACGGCTTCTTTAAGCTCTTGCCACTGCTTGGCGTTCTTAACCTTATGCCACTTCCTGCTGACCCAGCTAGGCATCCAGACGGAGATACCCTTGACGATATACTCGCTGTCTGACACGACAACGAGCGGACCGATACCGCGGCACCGGCGGATCCCCTCCGTCGCGGCGGCAAGCTCAGCCAGGTTGTTAGTGCCGACCGGCAGGTGCCCGCAGTACGCGTTCACCTCGCCGGTCGGCCTAACAAGAACAGCAGCCCACCCGCCCGGCCCTCCCGGGTTCGGGTAGCAACTGCCATCCACGTAGAGTCTCACCTGTGCTGCTCCACGTTGGGGCAGGTAGCGTGATGGTCGGTGTAGTATGGAACACCGGCGGCCAGGTTGCTCTTCACCTGGTCGAGCGGATGGACGTGGGCCAAGATGGTGGCGGTGGCCTGCCCGCTGAGAGAGATATTGCCCTTCTTCCAGTCGGGTGCAGCGTCGATGATCTGCCACTTGCGAGTATTGGCATTCATCACGAACAGGACGCGTGCCTTGCAACTAGAGCACCGCCGACCCCGTCTGTCCCACAGATCGGCGGCCTTGGCTTCCACATCCTGCTTGCGCTGGTTGATCTCCGCCTGGGTGGGTGGACGCAGGCTCACACCCGCACCTCGATATCGGCCTCGAAGCTGAGGGAGATGCCCCATCGCCTACCCGGCGGCTCACCCGCCAGGTCGAATTCGACTGCCTCGGCTTTGATCAGCCGAACTCGACGCTGACCTGTGTTGCCGAAGTGGAGCGTCCCCTTTTCGAGGTATGTGACCAACCGCTCGGCCGCTTTCGCCTGCAGCTCAACATCCTCTGCAAGCGCACCCTCCCACGGGATCCGCCACTCCAGATCGAGCGGAACCTGGACCTTGCCAACGGTCATGGCCACCGGCCTACCTCCTGAATCCGCCGGGCCATCTTCGCGTAGATCGAGATATCGAACCAGGTGTCCGCCTTTCCTGACCTCTGGTTCTTGTAGTCGCTGATCAGGCGGGACACCTTGCCGAGCGTGTAGAACCACACGCCTAGTTCCTGCTTCACAGCATCCGGAGCGGAGTGCATGCCGATAAGCTCGGCCTGCGCATCACCCATCACCTGCAGGTCCGCCGACCCCTGCCCCCCGCCGCCATACTCGAGCATCTTCGGCACTGTGGCCACGAAGTCCTCGAACGAGGTGTGCATCCACCATTCGAAAAGCTCGCTGGCCTGCGCGTCCTCCGGCAGCGTGAACAGGATCGTGTTGTCGACTGCTCGCCTCTTCGGCAGACGGCTCATATCGGATGTGCTCATGCGCCGCTACTGCCGTAGCCGTTGGTGCCACGTGCAGAGTCGGGTAGCGTGGCTACCTCGATGAACCGCACCGGCTTGACCTCCTGCACGATCAGCTGGCAGATCGACTCGCCTGCTTTGATCAGCCGGTTCCTCGGTCTGAACACACCAGCGTCATTCTCCTCTTTGTGAATCCAGAGGGGGAACACACGGCCCATCTGCTCGCCGCGGTAACCGGCGTCGATGGTCCCTTCCATCACCAAGTACCCCTTGGTGACGGCGGAGGAGCGACCGACGATCCTGCCGTAGAAACCATCCGGCAGGGCGACGGCGATACCCGTGCGTACCCAGGTCAGAATCGGCGTGCACGGAACGATGGTGTCCTCGAGAGCGAACAGATCCCAGCCCGCATCATTGCCGTAAGCGTTCCGCGGCTCGATCGCGCGCTCGTCGACCTTTGTGAACTGGACGTCGATCACGACCTCCTCCCAACGATCAGGAGGAGGCCAACCACGACGAAGCTCGCCCAGCAAACGACACTGACCAGGCCGATGGCGGACAGCACCGAGTGCCCGGCGCAAGCGGTCATACCTCGGTCTCCATCGTCTCGAAACTGGTCTGCGCCTCGAGGCTATCCACCGGCTCGAAGCTGGCGTACGCCTCGAGGCTGGTCGGCCAGTCCATCGTGTCCTGCTCCGGCTCCGGCTCGCCCAGGAACACGCCCTTGGGACGCCGGTAGAGGCCCGGATTCCCGACCAGCGTGTCCGGGCCGGTGCCCAACATCGTGATCGGCGTATCGACCTGTGTCTCGAGGTCCTCGATGTACTCGCGGAGGTACGGCGGCAGATTGATCCACTCGGTGCAGCCCTCGGCGTCTCCGCTGAGGTAGTCGACGAATGTAAGCGCCATCTCGGTGGGCCTGTTGAGCATCACCGCCCGACGGACGAGGGCATGGTTCCAGTAGCCGACACGACGCACCTTCTTGGTAACGGTGGTGCGTTCCTCCGGCTGGCCGATCGCCTCCCAGGTGGTCTCGCCGGGGAGAGGCCCGCTGTTCCCGGCCACGCGGATCGGGAAGGTCCTGGCGACGAGGATCACGTCGGTGATCAGCTGAGGAGCAAGGCCCGCATCGACGGCCAACTGCGCTGCATTGGTGTCGCTGCTCGTGACGTACGGCCACGGGCCATGCACCAGAGACAGCCCGGAACCCTGCGTCCCCTCGAGCAGGATCGACGCCCCCTGGTCGTAGTGGTGGTTCAGATCGCGGGCCACATCCCCCACCTTGATACCCGCCTCGGCCAGGCGCTGCCTGTGCTCCGGAGCGCCCACCTGGTCGATCAGCGACCAGGCAGGGCCAGATCCACTCATGTTGAACGTGCCCCGAGCGATCTTGGCCATCCGTGCCGGGCCAACGCCCTCGCCGGTGGAACCGATCATCACATGGGCGTTGCCGTGCACCCCGCCCTCGTGCTGATGGTGCCGAACCGGGTCGATCACCATCGCCTTGTCGTCGATCACCAGACGATCACTGACGTGGAGACCGAGATCGTCCAGGATCTTGACCTCTTCGAGCAGCAGGTCGAGATCGATGAGGCCGCCGGGGCCGACGTACAAGAGCGCGGTCGGGTTGGCCGCCCCGCACGGCACCGACCGGGCTACGACCTTGACGCGGCCCCGTCCTGCCTGCTCGTCCGCGATCCCCTCTGAGATCACATCGTCAGGAGCGCCCGCTGCGAATGCCTCATTCAGAGGACGCAGGTCGTCGATGTAGTAGGTGTGCCCGGCGTTCGGTGCTCCGGTGCGGACGTGGACGCCGTACTGGTGGGCGATCTTCTCAGCGATCAGCCCCTTGCCCTCGGAGCCGAACTGCGCACCGACAAGCGCCGTAACTCTCTGCTGGTCCATTTCCCGTGTACCCTTCTACTCGCTGGCTGGCATGGCGCGGAGGATTTCCAACCCTTCCCGCAACACCATGCCCTTGTTGACGTTCCTGTTGCCGCCGTGCGCGGCCTCCACCTCGGAAACCTTCCCCGCCTGTCTGCGGCGGAGCACCTCTTCCTCGAGCCACGCGTCCTGCTCTTCACTGAGCCACACTTTCAGCTCCTTTGTGAATGCTGGCGGGCGAGCACCGGGCGTCCCATTCTCCAACGTAACCTCCTGAGGGTAACTGGCGTGGGCAGGCTGCGAGTGTACCACACGCAGCATCTACTTGTAAAGCCTGGCCTGTCGCAGCAGCCTTAGCACCGACTCGAGGTGCTCTTGTGCTGTGATTCCGGCGGCGAACTCGCACCTGGCGATGGCCGCCGCGATCCTGTCTCGCGCCATGCCCTGCGAAGCTCCCGCTCGAGCTTTCGCAACGAGAGCCTCCCCGATGACCACTGCTGTGTCCAGCCCATCGACCGAGTCCGCTTGCGTTTCGGCACCTGCCGATTTGTTCTTCCGCTTTTGGGCATGGAGATGTTCCCCTTCCCTGAGGTCGGCTAGCTCTTGGTCGAAGATCGTTTGCACGAATGCTCCTCGTCCGGTGGGATCACTCCGCTACAGTCCGGGCAGAGCGAACCAACATCGTGCTTGTCGTAGCGGTGAGCGTCGAGCTTCTTAGCCGGGACCGGCTCCTCACAGTCCGGGCAAGGCACAAGATCTCGCCTCGAGCGAGGCCCAGCAAGCTCGCCCCACCTGTTGGCCAAGGCACGATCTGTCAAGGACGCGCCAGGGTACTTCATCGGCCAGCGGCTAGCCCGAGCCTTGATCTCGTCCGGTGTGGCCCCCGCCGCGAGCAGCTCGTTCACTGACTTGCCGAATCTGCTCTTCTCGCCGGTGGTAGACGGCTCGATTCCGGTCGCCTCGACGAGCGCATCCCACAGATCGTCGCGGGCCGTCCTGGCACGAACTGCCTGCCTTGGAGCGTCCGAAGGACGCTCCTTCTGCTTAGAAGAATCTACTTCCGCTGGATCATCCGTGATCCCACCGTACCGCGGATCACCGGTGATCCCTTGTGGGGCTGCTACGGGATCAGGGGTGATCCCCCGTGGGACGTGCAGAGAGTAGCTGTTCGTCGACCGCAGGCCGCCCTCCTTGCGCCTGGGCTGGACCTTAAGGATGCCCACCTCGACAAGCTCAGCTACAGCACGCTTCACAGTGGGTACTGACGTGTTGCACATCTTCGCCAGCCTGGTTTGGCTGGGGAAAGGAGCGGCCCCGTCGGGACGACGATGGAGCTGGATGGCCATGCACACTCGGAACGCCTGAGCAGAGATCTTGGCGGTCACAAGCTCCCAAGGCGCTTGTGCCCAGGGCTTGCCGGTAAGCTCGTCGCTCACTCGCCGGTCTCCACCGGCTCGAGGCCCGGCACTGTCAGAGCTGCATAGACAGCGAAATGCAATGCCCTGTACTTCCAGGAGCGTTCCCCCACCAGAGCTAGGCCCACGCCCTCGCGCATCGACTTGGCATCTTCCGGCCATGCGTCAGCGTACTTGTCGACCAGCTGTATCAGCATCTCGTCGAGGGTGCCCTCCTCGCCGGTCGGGACAGTTACGGTGATGCGGTCACGGGTACGGCCGGTCGCGTCGTCCTTCTTCGCTTTCGGCACTGATCGATGGCAGGCCGGGCACTCATGCCCTGGGGAAAGCTCGTGCTCGTGCACCTCTCCCGTGTCATCGACTAGTCGCACGACACTAGACCCGTTACTGGGTTCCACTCTGCTCCTTTCAGCGGTCCAACACGACGGAACAAGCGCCCCGATTTGGGATGCTCATAGAACTCACTGGGATCGGCTGTTGCGTCGGGTGGCCTCGCGGCCCACCACACCCACCCGGTGCCCTCCTCGTAGCGAATCCAAGCTCTGTGCTCGGTGATGTTGCAGTGGCAGCGCGAACAGACGCGCACCTCGTTACAGATCACTAGCCCGTCGATAGAGACCCACCGCTTCGGCCCCGCGGTCTCTGACCGGCGCACCACGTGATGCGTCTCTGACCCGTACTGATCACAGTCGGGATTTGCGCACCAATGGGCGTTCTCCTCGTCCGGCCAACAATCTTGCGGCGGGACGGTCACACGGACTGGCTCTATGGGCAAAAGCGTCAACCGATTTTCTCCTCTTGCTGGTGCCGCCGGTAGCGGTAGCTTCGGTCTCCGCCAGGAGACTTCTTCCGCTCAAGCTCCTTCTTGCAGCCCTCGCAGGCCCGGTACTCAGTATCGAGTTCCCGGGCCTGCTCAGGTGTGCGAACGTACTCCCGCCTGAGGTATCCGTATTTGGAGGGGATCTTGGCACCCGGACAGTTGTTCCGGGTGTGCATGATCTTAAGCTCCGTGTCGATCCAGAGTTCAAACGGGAGCGCCATTTTATCGACCGGTTAGAAGGGAATGTCGTCGTCGGCCTGCAGGCCACCAGACCCGCCGACACCGGCGTCCTCCGTCGGAGGCCCACCCGCGTAGGTGTCCACATCGACCTTCCCGTGCACCCTGTTGATGTAGACGTTCGTGTAGTCGCGGGCCTCGCCGGGCTTGGTCACGACGCCGATATCGCAGAGCAGACCGATGGCCGCCTCCGAAATGCACCACGCCTCGACCCCGGACAGCGGGCCTTCGTAGTCCAGCATGTTCAGGTCCTGCTTGACGTACCCCTCGCGGCCCGGCTCCGGCGGCAGGTTGTGCCACTTGCGAATCGACGCGGGCTTGCCGGTGTTCGCATCGACCCCGCGGAACCCGAGCACCAACTGCCAGCCGAATTGGCCGTTCTCGACACGGCACAGCGTCAACGCGGCCTGGTGCTTGCCGTCGCTGAACAGCGGCGGCCCTGACGCGGCCTCCGCCTCGAGGTACGCCTCCTCGGCCTCGGCCATCTCTTCTGCGAATCCCATAACTCTAGGTCTCCTTCCCGTTAGGCTCTCCGTACCAGGCGGTACGGAGAATGTCGTAACCACTGGCCCCGATCGGCCAGGGGATTGCAGCCGGGAGCCGCGGCTGCTGGCCACGCTCCTTGGCCTCATGGAACCTGTCACCCTTCGTGTGGATGACCCGACCCTGCCCGGCATCGTCCCAATCGATGAAGAGCACGAGATCCGCCATGTTGACGCAGGCGTCGCGCACTCCGCCGGTCAGCGTCGGAATGTTGCGGTCGTAGACCTGGTTGCGGGTCTTGATCTCCACCTGCTTCGCATGTGACACCAGGATCAGCCCGCCCGGCAAGGCGGCGAGCTTGGCGAGAGCGGTGTGGAACGTCTCCCGTACCAGCGTCCATCCCTTGCCCCAGTCGGCGTCCGACTCGTGCGCAACACCCAGCTGGCCGCGTACCCACGCTGCGCAGAACGTGCCCAGCAGGTCGGCGGTGTCGACGACGCAACCGGCGTACATCGGCTCCGGCTTGGCCATCTCGGCCGCGTATGCGGCTGCCCACTCGCGGAAGTTGGTCCAGTCGGTGACTGCACCGCGGTACACCTCGAGGTCGGACAGCTCACCGGCGCAGTCGAAGAAGAACACTTCCCCGAACTCGCTGGCAAGGGTTGACTTGCCGATCCCGGCTTCCCCATAGAGCACGATGGTTTTCTGCTCGAGGATGCCGGACAGGCTGGTCTTCGCCGTGGGCAAGGTCGGGAGAACCCTCCCCTGACCCGGAGCGGCCTCCGGCGCAGGCGGAGCGGCACCGTCCCCGCCGGTGTCCGCCTCTGGCGCTCCGTCCTTCGGAAGAACCTCGTCGATGGTGGCGGATCCGCCCCGTCTACGCTGCTGCGTGGGCGTACTCGGTGTTGGTGGCACCGTCGCTCCCTCCGTCTGATGCTGCACTCAGCTCCGGGTTATCCGGAACCACAACGTACCGATCTCGTGCTCCCTCCTGCATCGTGCACAGGGGGATGAACTCACAGCCGCCGTACTCCCAGCACCGGCTGCTGTTCTTGGGGAAAGCCGCCGCGCCTTCGCTGGCCACCAGCGCACGAGCGCTGATGATCATCTGCCCAACGACCCACCGCTCGCTCTCGTACTCGGCCAGGTGGTCGGCCGGGAAATAGAGCACCTGCTCGTCGAAGTAATGCTCCGGCCGGACGTTGTACACGTCGTCGGCCAGGCGCTCTTCGAACTCGTCCAACGTCTCCGCCGGTACTGACTTGGCCTTGGACGGATTGCCTCCCGGGGTCAGAAGCGGAGCCTCCTTCCCCTTCTTCGGATTGATCTGAGGATAGAGCGTGTGACGGTAGGCGACCTCCGCCGACCAGCCCTTAGTCACCAGGGCCATCACGTACTCGGTGGCCTGGGCATCCAGAGGCAAGCGATCGATCATCGCCTTCTGGATCTGACCGACGAACTTGTCCTCGATCACCCGGCCACGACGCGGCCCGACGATTTCGATACCGTCGATCTTCCCGCCGAGCTTGAACGTCTTACTGTAGCCGCCGGTGGCCGGATGACGGTACGGCAGCGTGAACTCGACCTCTCGCCGAGCCTTAAGCCCGTAGCGCTCGAGGTAGCCGCGCACCATCACCCGAACCTTGCGCCTCTCGATCTCCACCTCGTCGACCTCCTCCTGCGAGTTGAGACCGTTGAAGATCTCGACGTAGCTCTCGTCGATGGAGGCCATGGCGCAAGCGTGCGGATAGAACAAGCCGTGCTCTTCGATCTGCTCCGGGGTCGCGTCGCGCGCCGCCTGCAGCGCATCCCCGAAGATAGTGCCCCTGCGCCGCCCCGTCTTCTGCACCCGTAGAGCTAGGTTCAGCTCGTGCCGGTTGTAGAAGTAGCGCGGGCAGTTCAAGAAGTCCCGCCGCTTCGAGTGTGTAAGGATCTCAGCCACGACGGGACTCCTTTGTGTTCAGGGTTTGCACTCCCAGGGGGACCAGTCTTTGCCGGTCGCCACGAAGTACCGCCATGCCGCTCGAGCTTGCGCTCTCGCGTTGTTCCCGTGGCCGTAGATCGCGCGTTCCCGCTCCCCCATCTGGAAGATGCCTAGATACTGACCGTTGTGCGAACCGTGCCAGTAAGTCCCGCCGGTCTCGCACCCTGACACGCTCACAGCTTGCGAGCCGTACGGGCCGAAGACCTGCCGGATGATCGACTTGACGCCGGGGATGCCCCGGTCGCCGGGTGTTGCACTCGCTCCCGTTGGTATAGCCATAGCAGCAATCACGGCTGCTGTTGCGGCTACCCTCACGGATACCCCCTTGCTCGATTGCACCACGCCGGTGGCTCACCGGTATCCACTCCGATGAGTATGCCACCAGTCGGAAATCCGCTGCCTAAGACTATGGTCTGTGACAGGGACCTCGTGTTCGCCGGTGTAGTCGTACTGTACGACCGCCCGGCCCTTGACCCCGCGTATCCCCCAGATCGCCATGACTGAGACCGATCCAGGCGCGAGGTCAAGCTCGCCAAGCCGCACTAGCAGCTTGTAAATCCGGTCTTGTTTCTTGCTGATCTTCTCCCCGTGCTTGTAATGCTTGAAGAAGATCAGGTGGTCGTTCTGCTCAAGAACGTACAGCTTGGTCGGCATCACTCCCGGAGGGAACAAGCCGATGAAGTCGTCAAGGTCTCGAACGACCGGCGGCAGCTGGCTAAGCTGCTGTTGTTGAGAGGCCACTCTTGTGTTCCTCTTTCCTATGGGTTGTGCGCTCCGCGATGGAGTCGCCCTTGCCACAATCGCATGGAGTGGCCAACGCCTTCTCCATTCGCGAATGCCCATCCTGCCCGCGGGTGGCGAGCAGATTTGCAACCCTCGCACAGTTGACGGGATCGCCGTGTGCCCGGCTCTTGTGCAGGGTCAGCATCATGCTGATATCCCAGGCAGGAACGCCCTTCTCGTAATCGACCAAGAGGCTGCTGGCCTCCTTCACTCTGCTGGGGTTGAAAGGTGAGGGGGGCCGGGTCGTGTCTCCTGTCATGAGACTCGTTCCCCGGCCCAACGGGACAGCCCAGCAGAACTGTCCCTCCCTCGTGGAGCACGCCACGCAGACACCAGTACAGCACACAGCATGTTCATCCGTCAAGCTCGGCCGAGCCGGTCGAGCTTCATGAGAACTGACCTGGTCTTCTCGTCTCTGACCACGATCCGTTCCCCATCGACCTGCCAGAGGCGACCCCGCATGAACCGGCGCTGATAGTCGCTGTTAGCCCTGGTGCAATCTGGGCACCGGCAACCCTTCACATAGCTCGAGCGCGTGCCCAGGGCCAAGCTCGGCCGGTGGCTTGGGTTGGTCACCCCTTGCCCTCTCGGACGCACCGCGGGCACAGGTCACGGCCGCCCGGCAGGTTGACCTTCCAGCCGAGCCACTTGGCGTTGGCGCGTGCCTCTTTGCTGGTGTGGCTCGTGGCCTGATCTGCCCACGTAAGGCAGCCCTCGCCGTCACACCAGACGTCAACGTACTTCCGGACACTCACCGCGGCCACCGTGGAATGCCAGACCGGCCCCACGCTCTGCCTACCGCCTTGCGTACCACGCGCTTCCCCGTAGCCCGCGGGCCACGCCGGACGGCACGCAGATCGGCGCTGATCCTAGCCGCCTTGAATAGAGCACTGGTCAGTCCCATCTCTCGTCCTCCTGTGCTAGCTGGCGAGCGTGGTCCGCCATCTCGGCGACACAACCCGCCAGAATACAGAACACCAACCCGACGATTACAGTGGCCAGGACAGCCGCGCCGGTCGAAGTTGCAACGATCACAGTGCCGCCTCCTTGATCTGTTCGATAGCCTGGTCGAGCAGACCGAGAGACCACTCCTTGGCCGCCCGGCCAAACAGCACAGAATCCAGCGTCTTCTTGGCGCTGCTCAGGTCTGACCACGTCTCCCCTGCGTCATGCGCGCCGATCTCCCAGGCCACACCGGCCACGAACCCGCGCGCCTCCTCGAACGAGAACCCGTGCTCGCAGAGCACGGCCAGGGTCACGCCCAGGCGCGGCCGGAGCACAGCCGCGCGGATGACCTCGGTGCTCGTCGGGTGACCTCTATGCCCATACGGCTCGCTCATTGGTGTACCTCCACGAGCTGGCTGGGTGTCCAGAGACGATTGTGCCGATCCTCGAGGGTGACACGCACGAACCGCTGGTCCACGGTGGGATCGAGATAAATCTCGACCTCGACAACACGCCGGGCCTGCGCCTCGAAGCCGAACACCCCGTGCCCGTGCCCGTCGTGCCAGTCGATGATCTCCATGCCCGCGTGGAGGTCGGCAGCTGCAACCCACTTCGTGTTTGAGAGGTCAGCCGGTCTCATGCCATGTTCTCCAGGGGGCGATGGATCCCATCCGGGCCAGCCTCGAGCGTGGCGTGGTATCCGCGGAGAACGCCCTTGTTCCACACCGAACCATGCGAACCACGCGGGATGTGGCGCACCCGCCCCTCTTTCTGCCAGCCCTGCTCCAATGGAGAGATCCCAGCTAGAGCCAGGCGGTTCCCGACCTCGTACCCATCGGCGAAATGCCGCGCGTAAACGCCATCGCCGACATACAAGCTGGAAGCGTGGTTGCGCAGGCGGCTCAGACGAGCAGATTCCGCCGAGAGACCAGCCGCACGACGGCACCGCTGGATGAGCTGGGAAGCCTCACCGAGCACGTCGTCCAGCTCGTCTCTGTTGGTAAGCGGGTAATCGCTCCCTTCTTCATGCGAGATCTCAGCCTCCTTGGCGGCCAACGTGGCGGCCTTCGCCATGATCCCCACCACGTCGGCGATCCGCTGGCCAAGCTCGGGAGTCGAGAGGTCATACCGGCTCAGCCGGAACTCGCGGATGCGGGAGTCCCGGCCTCGAATGTGGACGACTTCTTGGCCGTCCTCGAGCAGTATCGTTAGCGCACCGAGTCGGGCGGCGGCGAGCGTTGCAGCCTCGGCGAGAAGCTGGCCACTGTCTGAGTAGATTTCAAACATTACTAAACCTCCTGCTGGGAGAGGTGGGGAATGGAGCTACTTAGAGTATATCAGACCGGCACCCAGGCTGTCAAGATTTGACAATCTGCGGGAAGAGCCGCATCCCCAACCACTCCGTGTAATCTGGCGGGATCGCCTCGCGGATCTCATTGGCCACCATCCACTCGATCCCCATCACCTCGCGCCAAAGGTCCACACCGCCCTTGCCTCCAGAGGTCCCGTGCACATGTACGACGGGGGCCTCGTAGAACCGATGCTGCTCGATCTCCTCGACAGAGATAGGCCCATACGTGTCCCCTGCGTTGCCAAACACGCTGACGGTCGAGGCCCCTTCTACCGGCACTGTCCGCGGGATGCCCTTGGCGTTTACGATAGTAGCCAAATCGAAGCCGACCCGTTTTGTGCCGGTCTGCCTACCGAAGACTGATACCACGCGACTCCTAACAGCATGCTTTTCAGCTCGCCCTCTGGAGCGCTGGATGACGTAGCGATTGACCCAACGATCATGGTGACAGTCGGGCTGTTCTATCGGAAGGGAGGTCTCAAACAGGCGGTGTCGCTTAATATCGCGATTGAACATCGACCCACACAGCATCACGGGGTCACGTAGCGCCCACTTCGCTTTCTCCACGTTCTCTATTGAGTAGGGTACACCGGCCGCCAGGAGTCCATCACGGGTCGGCTCGATCAGCTCCGGGTGATCGGCCCCATTGCCGATACTACGCGCTATCGAGTAGAACTGACAGGGGGGGCTTGCGTGCACAAAGTCGAACGTCCGGATGAACCGGCGGCCCCACGCCGTGTTCAGCAGCTCAAGAACGTCGCCCTGCAAGAAGCGATAGGTAGTGTTCGGGGTGCCGGTGTGCTCGACGCTTACAAGGTCGCTCGACGGGTAGCGTTTCTGCCAGTCCTTGTCTATTCCGACCACGTACGGCTCGAGGCCAAGCTTCTCAGCTGCTCGTGCGAAGCCGACAGAGCAGCCGCCCGCCTTGGCGAACAAGTCTAAGATTCGGAATGGCCGCCTGCTGGGACGTGGCACGGAGACGATCCTACCACACCCGATTCGCTTTGTAAATCCCCCCTATGCCTAGCGCTTGACACCAACCAGTCCATATGATTTACTTTAGAGGTAAGGTTCTTCCCTTCCCAGCAGGAGGCAAAAATGGAAACCATCAGCACGTTCTTGCTCTCTTTCAGCAACGCAGGCATGCAGCGGGTCGTAGTGCCCAGCATCATCGAAGCGACCTATGCCGGGATCGCTCTGGCGGAGCGCGCAAGCACGAAGCTGAACGAGACCATTCGACTCGTGCAGGTAAAGGAGGAAGGGCAGTAATGGGCCGCCGCGCCGAGGATCGCCGCCAGGCCGCGAGCGCTCCGCATCGCCACCGTTTCGAGCGCACCGGCAATATTCGACGCTGCACGGACTGCCCGGTCGTGCAGGCGAAAGAGTCCGGCCGGTGGATCCCGCTTGAGCATGCGAGCGAGGCCAGCAGGAGCGCGGCGCAGCATCCCGACTTGACGCAGACCCCCGACGTTTGCTTTACTGCAGCTGCCAGCAACCGAACACGGGAGGTTCGGAGCATGCCAGACACGCAGCAGGACGATGGTCTCATCGATGAGGTCGCCGCCAACAAGGCGCTCCTCGACGTGGGCAAGCAGCCGACGCAACAGGTGCGCGGCTTCGACCCGGCGGCCCTGTTCCTGCTCGATCTCAGCTTCGACCAGCTCTTCGAGCGGAAAAGCTCGCGGCCGGGCGAAGCGTCGGAGTACCGCTGCAAAGGATGCAGAGCCGACGTGCAGCACTCCGACCGCAAAAGGCACCACGGACGACACCTCAAAAACCGCACGTCAATCCCCAAGGAGGGACGCAACATGAGTGCTACCGAGACCAAGCCGAAGAAGATCACCGCCGCCGACCAGGGCGTGCCCAAGCAGTACCTCGGCGAGGGCGGCAACTTCAAGCCGGGCCTGGACGCCCGCCTCAAGTCCGACCTGATCGTCTGCATCCTCGGCCTCGACACGGGCAACTGCCTTGTCAAGTTCGACAAGGCGGACGCGGAGAAGCTGATCAAGGCCCGCGGCTGGGAGTCGTTCCTCGAGCGGAAGCAGCAGATCCTCTCGGACAAGGCCACCGCCGACGAGAAGAAGGCGGCCGAGAAGCGCGCCGCCGCCGAGAAGCGCGCCAACGAGAAGAAGGCGGCCAAGCCCGCCGCGGCCAAGCCCGCCGCCGAGGCGAACCTCGAGGAGCAGGTGGCCGCGGAGCAGGCCGAACACGACGCGGCCAACAGCAACGTCACGCCGATCCGCGCCGAGGCCAAGCCCGACCCGAAGCCGAAGCCGAAGCCGAAGGCCGCAGGGCGGCGCTCCGGCGCGAAGAGCTAGGCCGAGTTCGGTTGAGCCGGAGGGGCCGCTGCGGTGGCCCCTCCCCCCAACCGAAGGAGGAGGCGAGGACGATGTAGCCAGCAGACTACAAAGTGCCGAACTATCATAATCGCAGCGTGGAGAGGCCCGGAATCCGGGCCTCTCCTGTGAACCGGCCCGGACACAGGACGGCCCCAGCGCGAGCCGGGGCCGTCTCTGTCACGGGGAGCTTACGGCGGACACGGGAGAACCGCTTCCGCTCCCAGGCTTTACTCGAGCGGCGAGGCCGCCGAGGTGTCTTCTCTCACTACCACCCGCTGGCCGAGATGCGCTGCCTCGTCGGGATCGGCCGAGGCTCCCAGCTTCTCATACCGCTTCAAGGCCACCGGCGGCTCTCCGTCGGGCGTATGCGCCTGGACCGGCACCCTAACCCCGGCTGCCTTGTTCACCCCGACGAAAGGCTCGAGAGGAGTCGTCAGCCCGAGGACCGTGGTGATCGTCGTGGTGATGGCGCTCGCCGCGAAGCTCCGCCAATCGGTGAACCCGGACAGGAGGCCACCGGCGACGTAGCTGGCTCCGGCGACAACGAGGTTCCGCGCCGCCAGCCGGACAGCCGGGTTCCGCTTCCACAGGTTCTTGAGCGATCTGAACATTTCAGCCCTTCCAGTTGGCGCGGTACCGCCGGTTGTCCATGTGGACGAACCCGGAGGTCGGGTATTCGCCGACGCCACCGTAACCCAGCCGGTCGGCGATCCGTCGAGCTTCGACAGCCCACTGTGTCGGCGTCCCACGCTCGAACGTCAGGTCAGCCGCCACAGTGGTCGGGTCATCGTCGTAGATGTGCTGGCTCTGTGAGGCTCCGCCGATCTTCCGGTTGTAGTCCCTCGGCCGGTAGCCGGACAGGACCCGGCCACGGCCGAACTTCGCCCGCATCGGCTCGAGGAACTGCTGGGCCAGCCTGGCCAGCGCAGGAACCGCCACCTGCGGAACCCGGCGGCCGTTATGGCAGTCGAACTCCCGGACGTTGTAATGTGCGGACAGCATCCCCGGGCGAGAGGCCGGGTCGGCCGGATCCGGCGGCATCGGCTTCGGCTCGAAGTCCCTCTCGCGCTTGGAGATAAAAACCTCGAGCCTCGCCCACCAGGTACGCGGAACTGGCTTCTGACCGACCCCGCCGTAGCCGAAGTTTGGCCGGGGCTGAGACCGCGGCCCCCGCTCGGCGTAGCGGCCCTCACCTAGGACCCACTCGCGCCAATGCAGCTCTCTCTTACTGACCATCACTTTTGCTCCTTCCCCGTGTTGCCACCGAGTTCATACTCGATGACCTTGCGGCGCGTACGTGCCGCCAGCTCTGACTGGACATTCAGCAGGACGATGAACGCGATAAGGATAGCCCGGATGATAAACCTAACCCGGTCATTCGGTTCTGTGAGCACAAGAGCTGTGCCCCCAACGAACGCCAACGTCTGAGCGATCAGCCTGGTAGCCTCCGCTCGGACGTACCCCTTAGCAACGATCCGCATCCGCCGATCCGTATGCTGGTGCGAGCGCCGGAGCCTCTGCAGGTCGCCGATGGCGGCCTGGAGATTCGAACTCGAGCGCATGACGCCCCAAAGGGCGATGCCAAACACCAACCACTCCCACGGCTTCGCGTGGATCACGCTTGCCCCTCCTGTGTCTGTTGAACCGGTTGGCCCGTGTAGACGCCGACCGCCGCCTTGAGATAACCTAGCTCACGTCGCAGCCTCGCCTGCTCCCTTTCGACCCCTTCCGCCAGGAGGTCATGCGTGCCGTGTAGGTGGTTGTCCGCGGCTGAGTGGTAGAACCTACGCATCAGGTGCTTCTTCATCTGTTAGCCTCGGTGGCCGCGTGCTTGAGGGTTTCCACGCTGTCACGTGCGATAGTGGTTCCTTCCAGGGCTAGCTTCTCCCATTTTGATTCACGTTCTACAGCGTCGCTGTACGCCCAGCCCGGTACTAGCCGCCTTGTCAGGATCGCCCACAAGATCAGCAGAGTCTCTACGACGATGCCACCGTCGCGGATAAGCTGGATCAGGTCGATCTCGGTAGCGGCCAGCCACATGATTAGGGAGAGGGAGGAGTGGGGAGCTTTACTGCTCCCGGATTGGATGATTTTGCGATCTCGCCGAGTTTGGCCCGGAGAGCCTGCCGGTAAGCTACCCGGTCGGCTCTCATATCCACCTTCTCTTCGACCGCCCTGGCGGCCCACTTGTCGGTACCCGCCAGGATCTCTATGACCTCTCGCGTACGGCGTTCTGCCGATTCGGCGCGCGGATCGAAAGCCGCTGCCCGTGCCTGGTGCTCCGCGTGCTCGTCGTCGTCAAGTGGGATATCGAGGCTCCCCCCTGGTTCGATGGTGAACACCTGCTTGTCACCGTTAACGATCGAGACGACGACGATCGGCTCGTCGCCAGCGTTGCCAACGTGCTTACTCGGACGATCAGCCATTAGATACTCCGTAGATTGAGAGACGACTACCCGCGACGAAGTTGCCCGCGGTGAACAGTGTAATTCTAGTAACTGCCGCTGTAGCGACCCAAATGCCCGACGTGGCACTCACAGACGAAGAGGCAGCACCGGCGCTACCAACGAATCCGCCGTCTGCAAGAACCTCCTGGTAGTTAACTGCGTCCGTGTAATACGGAATAATCCATCGGATGCACCCGAATCGGTTCCCTCCGGCACCGCCTCCAGCGATACTCCCTGAGAAGATCGACGTGGCAGCGCGAGAAAGCCCTGGCACCGACGCGCCCTCAACCGCTCTGGAGTAGTTGAAGTCGTAATTGGCGGCCGAGTCGTTGTTGAGCCGGATGCTAACGTCAGAGCTTGCCCCCGCCACATCAGTCCGCCCGTGCAGCACAACCTCGAGCTGGGTATAGGCCTGCGAGATCCCCGGCACGTCGAAGCTCGCGGCAGGCGCTCCGAGCGTCGAGTCGTAGAGCTGCTTCATCGAACCGCTGTTGCCTCCCACTTCGCGCCACACAGCGGTTACGCCGTCGTAAGCAAGCTCGACAATCTCGTTCGCTGCGATGATGCGATCAGCGCCAGAGAGCGTGCGGATATTGCCGACACCCCCGCCGTTATTCCGAAGCGTCTGCGCATTGGTGAACAGCAGCTTGACTGGCTCGCCGTTCGTCAACCCGGCAGCATCAGTGATGTTGTCAATGTTGCCAGTGGCAACGGTCACGCGCTGAAACCCCGCCGTGATAGGCACGCCGTTGTTTACGCCAAGCGCGGCGACGTCCGCGCCTGCGACAGTCAGAAAGTTGACATTACCGGTGAGCGCATCGACGAACGCCTCCGAGATGGCGTCGTCAACAGCTAAGTTGGCTACGGTTACGAGCCTGGGCATCCAATCCTCCTAGTAGGTCACCCGGTCGTACCCGGGAGTATTGATTGCAGGAGCGACCTTCGCCTTGCCCACTAGGGCGGGAAGGTTCGCGGCACGCTCTGAGAGCGTCCAGTCTGTCTTGAGCAGGACGCCAGCTTCGGCGCGATGCACCAACCGCTCAATATGGTAATCCTTCAAGGCAGGATTCTCGATGGTCACACGGTCGATCAGATCAGCGGTTACGATCTTGTCAAAGTAACCGACCGGACCTTCGCTGACAGTGAACGCCCAGACAGTGTTGATAGGGTTCTTGCCCTGAGCGATCTTGTATTTGCCGAACGAGGCAGCGTTAGCGTCTGAACCGAAATATTCGCTCGAGACAGGCTGCCACGCTTTCGGGCCATATTGGCGTCTGCTGTCCGGATCCTCAATCACCTGAGCTGCGTTCGGAGGATAGGTCACCATGATCCGGTTCTTAATGTTCTTCCTGGCCACGCCGGGAATCTGAGACTCCGAAGTCTGGAAGTTGCCGATGCTCGCGCGCCGGGCGTACTCGTACCGGTCGTAATAAGTGGCGACGTTCTTTCGGGAATGGAAGAACAGACCAAGGTCCACAGTCAGCATCTCGCCGATGAGATCTAGGCCGCTCTTGTCACCGATCGCCTGGAAACCGGGGAGTAGAGAGCCGCGGGCGAGACTGCGCAGAGCCGGGTTCTTCCAATCGAACCAGTCCAGGATCAGTCCGATGACCTCGCCGACATAGATCGGCCCGGTGGGAGCAATGATCGGATTGTCATCGGCCAGCAGCATCAGCAGGTCTTTGAAGTTGAACGTAGCCAGCTGTGTGTCGACGTCCGGGTTGGTACCCTCCTCGTCGAGCCAGCCGTGGAACAGGTCCTCCTCGGTGACGTTGTCCTCGAGCACCGCCACCGCTTTGCACGGCACCATCGGGAGCACCTTGCCGTAGAGCACACTAGCCGGGTTGTTCGGGTTGTACCGACCGTCGCCCTTGTCGTGGACGGACAGGCCAAGCTCCCCAGCCACGATGTTCTCCCACCGGCTAGACCGGCCGCGAGTCAGGGTGAATCCCAGGGCGGAGTAAAGACCAGGCCCGGTGATATTGTCGTAGAGGCCAGAGTAACTAGGCGTGAACGGATACCCGATCCGGTCATAGCCGAGCGAGCTGACCGCCGGAGCGACTTTGGCGCTACCGACCCTGGCTACGCCGGAATCACGGCCATTCCACCCGATGTAAAGCTTGAAGCGTAGGTCTCTCATCCGACCTTCACCTGGATCTTGCCTTCCGCCACGAACGGCTCGATCAGGTTGTAGAGCTGGCGCGCGGTCTCACGCTCCGAGGTCAGCATCGTGTTTCCGGTGATCATAATGGTGGTGCTGGCACCACCGCCGAGCATCGCGCTAGCGCGCGGGTCGTCCAGCGGGATAAACGCCTCGGCCACGCCACGCTCGGCCACATCGAACACCGCCCGGGTCGGCTTAGTGAAAATGCCGCCCTTCGCCATGGCGAAATGAAGATGCTGGTTCTGCTTACCGGCGTCCTCGAGCAGCAGCTCCGCGTGGCTCCGGCCGGTCAGCTGACCGTACGCCCACTGGAGCTTCGCCAGCTCGACCGACCCGCCACCGGGCCAGTTCACGTCGATAGCCCTGCCCTGATAGTGGTAGCTGCCCCTCGCGTGCACCGGCGCGACACCGCCAAACGCCGGATTCTCACCGACCTGGAAGCCCAACCCCTGCAGCCACCTGCCGATCTCGACCAGGTTGCCGGACGGGGCGGACGGCCCAACCGTAGCCTCACTACCCTTCATCACGTCGCCAGCACCCATATCCTGTGACTTGCGATTGGCGGTAGCGGCGCGCTTCTCTGCCACCTTGAGCGCGGTGCGGGTGTCCTTCGCCTTCTCCGCTGCCTCGCGCACGGCAACCGCCGCCTTAACCACAGCCGGGATCGAATCGTAGAGACCTTGGGCGAACGCAGTCCCTAGCTCGTCGCCGATCCCACCCATCTCGATCCCGAAATCGGACAGAAGCTTGGCGATCTTCTTCTTGGCGTCCTTAGCTGACGCGTGGCCGGAATCGAGATAGGACTGCAGGTTAGTCAGCCGCGTCTGGAAGTGCAGCTGTTCCATGTACTGGCGGTTTTCCTGGTCCTTCTGCTCGGCCTCCGCCTCGCGCTGCTTGGAAGCCAGCGTCATAGACTCCTGCGCGTCACGGTAGGCGCGTTCTGCACTTAGCCGGTCGGCGAGCGCCTTGTCCTGCCTGCCCTTGAACTCGGCATCTGTCTCGCCCTCGTTGCGCTTAAGGTCTGTGTATGCCTTGCCAGCTTCGTCGTACGCCTTCTTGGAGTCGTCCACGCGCTCCTGGATCGACCGCGCATCGATAGCGTCGGTGAACGCCTTAAGGTCCCGGGTGGCAGGCCCGAGGTCGGCGGCCTGCACCGCGCCGAAAGCTCGAGTGACGAACGAGGAGAAGAAGTCGAACTTCTTGCCCAGCCGCGCCTTCTGCGCGTCGAGCACCGCGGCGGCTCTATCAGCTGCCTTGCGTGCAAGATCGGCCGCAGCGTTGGCTGCTTCCGCCTCCTTCTTCTTGATCCCGTCGGCTACGGCCTTGGCTGCGCTAACGCCAGTGTCGGTGAATGCCGGGATAACGTACTGCTGCGTGGCCTTCTTGGTCGTCTCCGCGGTGGTCTTGGCCGTGTCTACAGCGCCCTTGGCCGCAGCAGCGTTGTCCTGTGCCGCCATCTGAGCGCGAATCGCCGCGTGCTCGCTCATGTTGTTGACCATGCCGACCGACTCGGCCTGATGGAACCCGGAAGCGTAGGCGGAACCGGCCTGAGCGCCACGCTGCCGCGCAATCTGGACTGCCCGGAGGAGCGGGTCGTCCTGAGCCTTGGCCGCGTCGAGCTTGGCGAGCTGCTCCTCCATCGCGTCCTTGGCATCACGCGCCCAACCGCCCAGCTTCCCAGGCAGATGGGAGAACGGCTCGACCACCGCCGCCACGGTCTTGAGAGCCAACACCTTGATTCCGCCGAAGTGGTCGGCAATCTTCTTAACCGCGAGACCGAAGGGGCCGGTCAGCACAAACACCAGCGCATCCTGCCAGTGATCCTTGAGAAACCCGACCGTCGAGCCGACAATCTTCCTTACGAAACCGAACACAGCGTCTACTACATTACGGAAAGTCTCGAAATGCTTGTACGCGTAGATTACACCGACCGCAAGTGCGGCAATGGCGGTTACCACAATGCCGATGACGTTGGCGCGCATAGCTGCGTTGAGAGCTAGCTGTTGTGCGGTAGCTGCGCCGGTGGCAACCCTGTAGGCGAGCTGAGCCGCGGTGATCACTGTGGTGACCGCCGCTGACACCTTGGCGGTGGCGGTGTATATCAGGTAAGCAGCCGTGAGACCGCCCACCGCACCGACCACCAGCTTGACTACGCCCTGATGCTCTTGCATGAAGCCGAGTACCGACTTGAGACCCCCCGCTGCCTTGACCGCGCTCGGTAGGAGCATCTCACCGAACCCGGCGGCCAGGTTCTCCACATCAGCCTTGAGCGTGCGCATAGTGTTCGGCAGAGACGAGGCCGTGCGGGCGAAGTCACCCTGGGCATCCTTCGTGTCGCGCATTACGATGCTGTGGATCGCCAGCGCCTTGGTTGATGCGTCCAGCTGGACCTTGGTGCCGCCCATCGCCTTTTCGAGGCTCTTCTCTGCTGACTGCACCGCGAGCTTAGCCTGCGCCGCCTGCATCGAGTTCGCGCCGTGCTCCTTAAGCGCCTGGTTGTACTTGGCGGTGGCCATACCGGCGCGATCCTGTGCAGCGCCTACGGCTTCTGTATCGACTTTCGTCTTGACAAGCCCCATGCGCATAGCTTCCGCCTGGATACGCGCCTCGTTGAGGAACACACCGAACCGGCGGAGCGGCTCGGTCTCTCCGGTCAGCCCGGCGCGCAGCGCGTCCAGGGTCACTGTCGGGTCTGCGTTGTTGAACGAGGCCAGGTCACCGGCGAGTCCGACGAAATCGGTGGAGATCTGCTTTACCTGGCCGGGGATCAGGCCCATCGGCTTGAGCATGTTGCCGTAGGTGCCGGACGCCTCGAGGGCCGCCCGCTTGGACAGTCCGAACTTGTCGGTCAGCGTGCCCGCCCACGCGTCGACCTCTTTGGCGTTCTTGCCGAAAACTACGTTGTTCTTGTTGACCTGTTCGCCGAGATCGGACGCGGCCTTGATGGCGAACCCGGCACCGACGACGAGAGCGCCGCCGATGCCGAGGGCCACCTTGTTCATCCCCTGCTGGGTGGACGCTCCATCGTCACGGATATCCTTCATCCCCGCCTTGTACTCGCGGGCATCAAGGCCAACCTTAGCGACAAGCTCTTGGAACGTCATAGCCATGGGTTTACAGGGGTCTCCTCGTAGCCTGCTGCTTCGCTACCTTCTCCGCATGTGCTTCGGCGTCCATCATCTGGACAGCCATCCTGATCCATGCCGGTGTGCCCTCCTGGGCGAGAAGCTCCCACGGGGGGACGCGGTAATACTGCGCCGCCCGTAGGAGCCAGAACCAGTCAGGTGCCTCACCTAGCTGGCCGCCGTGAGCGAGCCACCGGCGGAGACTTTTCCCGTCTCCCGGTTCGGCTTCGCGTCGCTCTGGATCGCATCGAGGACCGACGTGAGGAACTCGAGCGGGATCGGCTTGAGCGACTCGACCGCGATCGGGATCGGCGTCTCGTCGTCGTTGGTGAGATCCCACGAGACCAGCAGCCCTTCGACCGGCTCGTCCGTATCCTGCCAGCCCGGGTCGCCCGGGTGAAACCCTGCGAGCATCAGGATCACCGAGACCGACTGGAACGTGCGGCTGGCGACCTCCTCGAGCTTGTCCTCGAGCGCCACCGTGTACGCCTTCGGCCGGTAGACGATGTTCACGCCGGAGTCGCTGTCCTCTTCGCCGACCGGCACGAAAAGGCTCTTGCGCTCTGCTCCGATCTGACTAAGCTTGAAACCCATATTCCCGTGTCTCCTTGTTTCCCGTGTTTGAATGGGGGGGGGCTGTTAAGCCCCGCCCCCGTGCATGCTACTGGTCTTCCACCCTGGTGGAAGCCTGCTGAGCGCCGTCCGGCTCCGGGGCGTTCAGCGACGTGTCCGGCACGCTCTCGACGTGCGCGGTCAGCGCCTCGATCAGCAGATCCTTGTTGCTGAACTCGGCCGGGTCGAACCCCAGCGTCTCCGCTGCGGCATCCCACTCCTCCCGGCTGGCACTCGGCGTGGGCAGCTCGGTAACGAGACCACGCCCGTCCTCGCCGGTGTCCGGCCGGAGAACCGGCACGACGTCGGTCGGCACCGGGGCGACGCCGCCCATCTGCACGTTCTCCCCGTCCGGATCGACAGCGAGGTCGCACTTCGTGCAGGCGACGATCCCACCCTCCGCCGCGTCGTCGAAGACGTCACGGAAGGTGTCGTTGCCACAGTTTGGGCATCTCATATTGTTTTTTCTCCTTCCTGCGCCGGGTTAGAGCGCCGTCTGCTTGTTGATCACGTCGATGAGCAGCGCGTGCGCCCAGGTCGCGTCATACACGACGTCGAACGTCCACTCGATCGCGTAGACGCCGTCGGCGTCCTCGAAGTTGCCCACCCCGGAGACCTTCCCGGCCAGGTTGATCGTCAGCGAGTACGGGATCGCCGCACCCGCCAGATCGGGCGAGGTGCACCTGATCTGCATGAACCTCGTCGCGCCCTGGCGCATCGTGGTAAGCTGCGCCATCCCCTCCGCGTCCGCCTCCATCTTGATCCGGAACTGCGCGGACGGCTCCGCCTCGACGTGCGCGGCGAAGCTCGAGTTGACGCTGTTCAGCGTCCAGAGCGGGTTGAACCTGCTGCCGACGCTGAACCCGGCCTCGAGAACCCTGGTGAGCTTGGTGGTACCGAGGCCCGCCCCCGTCGTGTCGAGGAAAATGTCGATCTCGTTGGGGAGGATCGGCTTCTCCTCGACAGCCGCCGGTGCTGCGGTCAGGACGATCCCGTCCTGCAAACGCTGGCCGAACATCGCGCCGGAGATGCTCACGCCGTCACGGGTGAAGTCCATGCCGAACTCGTTGAAGAGTCCGTAGTTGAACTTTTGCGCCCGTACTGCGCCGCCCTGCTCGACCGTCAGCGTCTTGATCGTGTCCTCCGACCGTGCGGCCGGATCGACCGTCCACTTGTACGCAGTGGTCGCGGCCTGCTGCACCGGAGCCTGATACTTCAACAGGCACGCCAGCGCGTAGATCACCTCGGAGTAAGAACCTACTCCAGAGACGTCGGCCGTGACCCACTCCTTGCCCGGCGTGATGATCGAGGCGAACTTCTGACCCTGCGGGCGGAAGCGCTGCATATCGACAGCGACGGCCGGGCCGAGACTCATCGAGTTCAGCAGCTTGTTTGCGGCAACGTTGGTGCCAGGAACGGCCTCGACACCGACCTGTACCGCCTGGGTGATTGATGCGCGTTCCGGCATCGTCGGTCTCCTTTACTCCTTGTGGCCTTGTACTTGATAAATCCCGCCGAGATGGCGGAACTGAACGTCACCGTCCACGTCTGTCTGTTTGAACGGCGACAGACGCGTGCAGCTGAGCACCCAAACCGGCGAGGCCAACTGCCCGGCCGCCTTGTGTAGTACCTCGTCGAGGCGATCAGCCGCCGGGACGAGACCCTTGTAATCCTTAACCTGTCCGGTAACTACCACCAGATATTGGCTCCGCACCAAGATGCGGTTGCCGTTGAAAGTGCTGGTGTCGGTCGGGGCAAGGTCGGTAAATCTGATGGCCGGGAGCGCCGCATCGGTGGGGATAATCTCGCTCCACACGCCAGCGACCCGGGCAAGCTCGCCAGGGTTCCCCCCCGGCTGGAACAGGCCGCCTACCCCGGTATCTGCCCTGAGCTTCGCCACCAGCCACGCATCGAAGTGAACAGGCTCGTTCACTTTACACTGGCTCCGGCGCGCTGGATCCGCTCGAGGAACAACGGCCTCTCGGCTGTAACCGACGGACGAAGGAACGGCCTGGCTGGCGTGTGCCTGGTGCCATGCTCGACGAGCATGCCGTACTCTGCCCCGACCTGGATCTCGGCCTCGAGCAGGCCCGTCCGGTGCGTCTGGATCGAGTTCCGCAGGAACCCGGTGCGAACCGGCGCTCGGCCCTTGGCACGAGCTTCGATGTTGTGAGCAGTCTCGAGGACCGCACGAGCGAGGGCCAACATCGTCTTAGCTTCGATCTCCTTCGTGCGGTCGAGCTTGACAGAGAGCCTCGGCTGACGGAGCGCCATCAGGACACCCTCCGCGCGGCCACCGGCAAGGTGACCTCCCACGAGCCGCCGCCGCCCACGCTTACAACCTCGTAGGTTTTCGCGTCAGGCGCGGCCGTGACGATGCGATCACTGCCTCTAATGTCAGTTCCACCAGGGAAGGTGAAAAACTGGTCCACGTTGGAAGCGTTGACCTGCGCAGCTCCGAGCGCCAGCTCTGAGAGCTGCCTCTGAGAGCGCAAACCGAACAGCACCGGAACATTCCCGAGACCGGCGACCACCGCGTAGGGCGAGCTGTCACCGCCGTACTCGGAGCTGGCCTCGGTGCGCCGGTGGATGGCTGCCCTGTCCGGGAACAGCTCGCTTACAGCTGCCCGCAGGTCAAGAATGTCGGCGGCGGAAAGGACGCTGCTCATCTACATGGGCGGCGGCCGGGTGGCTCGCCGGTAGTCGTAGGAGTTGTTGAGCACGTCGTCGCTGACGATCTGCACTCCCATCATGCGGATCTTTCTCCGGTGCTGTCCGGCCATCGCCACCAGGTGGTCGTACTTCTGCGCCCGGGTAAGCTTCAAATCTCCGATGCTGAGGTCGTGCTCGAGCTTGACCTTCGCAGCCCATTGCTCCAGCAGATCAGCAGCGGACGCGTGCAGGTCATAGCTTCGACCGTAGGCATAGAGCGGATACTGGGTGGCGGCATTGAACTCCCAGCGACCCTCGAGAGGCCGCGCGAGGTCCGGGACGACCGCGGTACCGTCCGACCGGCGCAGTACCACCCCGTCCTCCCAGTCGGTCGCGGGAGAGTGAACGGCGATCGCTCCCGACCCGCTGGTGGCCAGGGTGTAGTCCAGCCCGTACCGGTCGGCACGATAGACGTGGTCAGCCATCGCAGTCTCGAGGTCGTTGCGGGTGAACACGCCATTGGCCGGTACCGTGTCCGGGTTGCCCACGTCGGTAGCCGGATGCCCGAGATAGCGCTCGAGCTTACGGACCAGTTTGGTGAGAGAGGCTTCCATCGGAGGTTAGAACGCGAGGCCGGTATCTAACACCGGCCTCGCGCTCATCCCACCTAGCACGGGCTAGGAGGTCTTCTCCCCTGCGGACGTCTCGACGCCGCCCTTCTTCCCTGCGACGTCGCCGATCTCCTCCGCGTTCGCCCGCTGGTTGACCAGCAGCGTCGGCGGGTTCTTCTTCGGATCGGCGGGCTTCGAGGGGTCGAAGTCCGGGTTGACCTTGGTCTGCGTCGGGTTGTAGCCCAACGGGCCGATCCGGTCGCGGTAGTCGCCGCGGGTCGGCCCTTCCCCGAGCGCGTCCTCCGGCCCGACCGGCTCGTCCGGCGAACCGGGGAGCATCGGGACGCCGACGTCGTTGGTGTCGTCCCGGGTGGTGGAGCCGCCCTCGCTGTGCTCGAGCTTGGCGTTCTCGGCCGCGGTGGCTACCCCGACCCCCTCCGCCGCGCGTGCGTCCTTCTCGTCGCTCATGTTACTCCTTCCCCCTGAGCGTCGGCTCCTCGGTCGGCTTGCTCGCCCGGTGCGCCCCGCAGTCGATACAGCGGGTGACGATGACAAACCCCTTCGGACCCTCCACCTCATAGGTCTCGACCCGCTCAGCAGGGCAGCCCTCGAGGTGCGAAACCTCGAGAGCTGCATCTGCCGTTTTGGTCTTGGTCTGCGTCATGGTGTCCACTTCTCCCGTGTTGGAGTGGTCTAGGCGTTCAGAACGCCCTTGAGCCTCGCCGCGGCATGACCGCCGAAGACCGCGAGACCGCAGTAGAACTCGATGCGCGTCCGGTAGACCGGCTTCGTCTCGAGTTCCCCGAGGTCGCGGACGTCCACCCCGCCGTTGGTGAGGCCGGTCACCGCCTGGTCGCTCTCGGTCTGGCCGAACCGCACGACGTAGACCGAGGACGTCACAGCGGACGCACCCTGCGTCTCCGTCTGCGGGATGATCAGCGTCGAACCGTCCGACTTGGTGCCGATATCGCGGATCTCGATCCCGCGATACGTGTTGAACACGCGGCCGAAGTCGTCCCGGTTCGTGGTGGCCATCAGCAGACGCCTAGCCGCCGATGCGATCTTGCCGACGATGAGGCTGTTGGCGTAGATCACCTTCTCCGAGTCCGGCCCGTACACCTGCGCGATCGCCGCGTCGAGCCAGTCGAAGAACGTCTGGCGCTCCGCGTCGGACGCGCCCACCACGTTGATGCCGTTCCCGCCCGGGTCGACGACCTGTGCGCCGGTCAGCCGCTTCTTGAGACCGTCGAAGCTGTTCGCGTCGACGGCCGTGTCGCCGTTGATGAAGGCGTCCTGGTACTTGTACGTCGCGGACTTGACCTTCATCTGCGTCTGGATCGCCCGCTGGTCGTTCAGGTTCCCGCGGGTCTGGACGATGAACCGATCGACGTCGGCGTCGCCACCGAGGATCACGAGGCTCTCGGTCTTCTGGTTGACCGTGCCCGTGCTCTCGGTGTAGCCTGCGTTGACCGCCCGGAACTCGACGCCGGGGAGCGTCGCCTCCTCGTCGTACGCGAACGCGTTGCCCTCGATGGGCATGAGGGGGATCCGATCGAGAACGACGCTGGTCTGCACGAACGTCTCAAGGACGCCGCGCTGCAGGTCGTTCTGTGAGAGGAGAGCCGCCTGGGCCAGCGTGACGGCATGGAACTCCGCCGCCGGGGGAGCGGCGAACTCCTCGTGATGGAAGTGCACCCCGAGGCCGAGGTGAAACTCCTCGAGCATTTTATTGCCTCCTACTTCTTGGAGGCGAACGCCCGGGTGAGACGTGCGGTTGCCCGCTGGCCTACGGGGAGCTTGTCGATCTCCTCGTCAGACCTGTCTCTGCGTCCGGGGGGATTTGTTCCCCCACGTCGGCCACGGTCGTCGCCATTGTTGGACGAATCAGTCCCGAGCAGGTGGGGCTTCTTCTTCGCCAGCGCCTTGAGAGCATCCTTGACGTCCGAACGATCCCAACTGTCGGGGTCTTCCGGGTCGAGGTCGTCGATCCGTCCGGTCTCGGCCATCGCAACGATGGTGTCGGGATCGGCGAACTTGAGATCGGTAGCCACCTTCGTGATTACGTTCTCGCGTTCGATACGGATCAGCTTCTGCTCTGCACGTTCTGCACGCTGGCGAGCTTCCGCCATCGCCTGTTCGGCCTGCTCCTTCTCCGAGTCCGAGGCACCA